GGGTCCAATCAAGATTAAAAGCCGCCGTTTGGGTGGGTCCTCTTAGATATTCATACACAAAAGCATTTTGTGTTCGATAGAGCCACGGAAATTGGACGACACTGAAGTCATCATCCAGTTGCAAAGTGCAGCACTGCTTCTCAAAGAGAAGCTGGTCATCTATGCTAATTCCATAGCGCTTTTCAAACACATAACGCGATCCTATTTGAACATCAAGTAGAGTGCGATCAAACTGCAAGATTTGTTCCCTTTCGTACTCATCAAAGGCCCTCAGAACTGTCCGATAATCCACACTGCGTGTTAATTCAAGTATACGCCTACAAAAGGCAAATATAATCGGGCATCCATGATATTGGACGACGTAACTCATGGCCTTACACTTGAGAAGTGCAAGTTTCTTACTCCAACGGGCATCCTTATATCGAGCTGGAATGTAGCCAAACTTATGGAGTACATCAACTGGATCAGTAAGGATTGCTGTCTCGCCCGGTGCAAATGTCATTCCACAGAAAGAAGCATCAAACAAGTGATCATGATGTTCCAATTTGCATCTAATCCCTATATCTGCAAATTTTTGTTCTGTGAGAACGGCATTTGTTGCGCCCAATCCGTCATCCCCTTCCACAACACAACGGAGATCTTCATTGCGGCTCAGATAGGCCAATATACATAAATTCATCATTCCATTGCCAGAAGAGGTATTCATCTCACCACTCATCCGCCGACCCAGGATTTCGACATAGCAACCGGGTGCAGATATGTGATTTGTTGAACATATAGCTCTTTTGTAAAGATCAACAAATTCCTGCCCATCAGGTAGATTCTGGACGAGATGCTCAATATAGTGCGCCTCGATTTTCTCCAGAAAAGCCAACCTGAACAAAGATTCAAATGCAGTATAGTCTGATTCAAAGTATTGAGCACTTTCTCCAATGTACTCTCGGATATAATCAGGCCTATTTGCTATAGGTATCTTCTTGATAAATTGCGGGTTAGAAAACACCGCATTGTCAATGGCAGAAAAGATCGGAGCAGTCATAACCTTGAACTGATCTGATCTAGAGCAGATTAGGCGAGGAGCCTTAAAGTCAGAGAAAACTTCTGTTTTCACAAAAGCCTTGACTCTTAACTCCTTCGGGCCAAGATCCCCAAATTTCCACCCCTCCATGGTTTCACGCACCTCCTTGAGGTGACGTTTTCTAGGTCCAGGATAAGTGCGACTCTCCAACCAGGCATCAAACGTTGGAACGTCTGACAACCCGAGCGGTTTGAGAAGATCAGTTGTGAATTTCCTACTAAAAGATATGAAATCTTCCAACTTGGCATCATCAACTGGTAATAGACTCGTCCCAACCCGCATAGCAACAGCAGGTAGTACGGCTACAGGTCCGGTTTGTGCAATTATGGGTCTAGCATATTCGACACCAGGCCCCACTTTGGTCAGTAAGGGCAAATTCGAATTCTTTCCACTATAAATTGTCACCTTCGTCGTAACATCCTTATCCCTAGTTAATTTAACAGGTGCAGTAAAGATGTTGTAGCCATACACATCCCGGTCGGAGTCTACCGAAAATCCACTTTCCTTTTGCCAAACAGAACTTCCTGATTTCTCCATCCATTGGTCAGCAGGATTTTGGCAATTTCAATTTCAACCGAGGCCTTGACAGTTGACATGGTCGTGATCCCAACGTTTTCAACTGAATCATTAAAAGAAGACAAACTCATATAATTATTGCGCAGTCTTTTATCAAGGTCTGCCTCAGTAGAGAACTGAGCGGAGGAGGAGCAGAGGTGTCGTATCCTACGGTGATCTACCACAAAGCGTCTCGAAAAGTCGGTTCTGAATTCCATTGTTTTGTTGATGCGAGCTTCTTCAGTAACATCCACTTGCCAAGCAAGGTGATCATATCGATTATATAACCAATAGATCAAGCCAACAATAGAAATAGCGGCGCCAGTAATGATCCCTACAAGTGCAAACCACGTTAACATGCAGAGGGGAGATAGAAGAAATGACAGAGTCAGTAACAACAACTGCCAAACAGGCTTAACTAGCGGCGTAGATTCAGCCACCATAACCCACTCCCAAGTATCATTCTGTCGGCTAAGAGTTCCACGAGCGTCTGAAACATAACGCCCGTCGTAATCCTCAGATCCGATTCGTCTCACAGGATAGAAAGTATGGCGTTTATTCAACGCCGTGTACTTATGTATCACACCGATAGGATGGACATTTTTGCTTTCAGTCCCAAAACCAGAACAAAGGGGTTTAGAGGGTTCTGGGGGACATGTGTGTCTCGAGTCACTAAGAACAGAAGTGACCGGAAGATCCACAGGTAGATCAACAGACTGCTGTGGAGGTAATAACGTCTCCCGGGGAATAGGGGTTGACGAGGTTGGATTAGTGACAAGGTGAGGCGCTGAAAGCGAACGCCTGGGACAAGGAAGCTGCAATAAGGGTACCGCAGCTTCCGGATCTGTCACAACCCTGAGATTGAGAGCCGGCTCAGACTCTTTTAAAAACTCTTGCTTGTTGTTTTCAGCAATGAGGCTGGCTTGACCAACTTCATCAGGGGCTGAAGACTTTGTTACCGAAGACGTCGGTTGTGTGACCTCCCTGGGGGAAAACATTGGATTTCTCCAAGTCTTGCGGGTGACCCGCCTCGAAGGACGGGCGCCGCCCACACACTTAGATGTTGTTGAATGTCCAAGAGTTTTTGCTCGGCAGGATTTCGCTACAACGGGGGTGGTGTCCCGCCCGAGGAGTGTGGACCCTGATACCTCATCAGAGCCATGCGTCTGTCTACCCGTAGTGCACACTACACCCTGGGTTATTGACATG